CGCTTTCTTTTTCTCTCTCTTGGTGGTGAGTGGTGGCGCTGGTTACGGATGCGTCGACGCTGGGGGCTTTGCTTCGGGCGCGGTCGGATCCGATGGTGGCGTGTTCGGCTGAGTGGCTGACGCAGTTCATGGATGTGCCGGATGATGCGGCTGTTCCGTTGGCGATGTCGGGGCCTCATCCGCGTGCGGTGGGTTCGTATGGTGCGGAGATTATTGCGTGGGCTGAGAAGTCGTTTGGTGTGAAGCCGCGTTGGTGGCAGGCGCTCGCCATTACGCGTCAGTTTGAGCACGACGACGACGGCGTGTTGGTGTGGCGTGAGGTTGTTGAGTCTGGCCCGCGTCGTATCGGTAAGTCGGTTCGGTTGAGGCTGTCGGCGGTGTGGCGTACAGCTCACGCAGCGAAGTTCCTTGAGCCGCAACTGTCGATGCTGGTGTCGAAGGATCTTGCGGTTGGTAAGGAGATTCACCGCGGCGCGTGGCGTTGGGCTGACAAGCACGACTGGAATGTGTTGCGGCTGAATGGTGCGCAGGAGATTGAGTCTCCTGCTGGTGACCGTTGGTTGTTGCGGGCTCCGAACGCGGCGTATGGGTATGACGTCGGTTACGGCCAGGTGGATGAGTCGTGGGGTGTTGACCCTATGGCGATCACGGATGGTCTTGAGCCGGCGCTGCTTGAGCGGCAGTCTCCGCAGCTTCACTTGACTTCTACGGCGCACGTGAAGGCTTCGTCTTTGATGCGGCGCCGGTTGACTGCTGCGTTGCGTAACGCCGATCAGGATGTGTTGCTCCTGTTGTGGGGTGCGCACCCTGATTCTGACTTTGCTGATGAGTCGACGTGGCGTGCTGCGTCGCCGCATTGGTCGAAGGACCGGCGTGACTTGATGGCGCGGAAGTATGCGGCTGCGTTGGCTGGTCAGGATGAGCCTGAGTTTGATGACCCTGATCCGGTTCGTGGGTGGGCTGCCCAGTATCTGAATGTGTGGCCGCTGCTGATTGGTGCTAGTGACTCGGTTTTGCCGGGTTGGGATGACTGTGTCGATGAGTCTGCTGAGCCGTTGGTGTTCGCGGTGGGTGCGGCGGTGGCTTGGGGCGGCCGGTATGCGTCTATTGCTGTGGCTGGCATGGATGGTGAGCGGCTGGTTGTGGGTGCGGTGAAGCGTGCTGAGGGGACGTCTTGGCTTGCGGCCGAACTGTCCCGCATCCAGGAGAAGCACAGTTGTTATGTGGTTGTGGATGAGGTTGGTCCGACCGCGGCTCTGATTCCTGAGATGAAGAAGCTTGGTGTGACCGTGACGCCGGTGAATACGGCTGCGGTGGCGGGTGGGGTTGCTGCTTTGCGTGATCGGGTGCGTGAGAAGACCGTTGCTCACCCTGGACACCCTGACCTTGATCTGGCTATCGCTGTGGCTGCTACCCGTGATGTTGGGGAGCGTGGCCCGGTGTGGGCTCGTAAGACTTCTACTGGCGATATCTCGATGCTCGAGGCCGCCACTAATGCCGCTTGGATTGCGGCCACGAATATTGCCCCGACTGTGTGGTGAGGAGTCTGATGCGCGCTCTTCTCACCACGTTCGCTGAACTTGCCGGCCTTGGGTTTGTGGCTGCTGGTTGTTGGCTCATTCTTCCTGCTGCCGGTTTGATTGCTGGCGGCTTGGGTCTTGTCCTTGTCGGCTATCTGGCCGCCTCTCCGCCGAAGGCTGGTAACCCGTGAGCCTGTTCCGTCGTGAGGTGCGTCAGTGGGCGCCTGAGCCGACTGTGCCGCCGTTCCCGAACTATGGGGGCGGGTTTGGTGCGCCGACTGTTGATCGTGCGTTGCAGGTGTCTGCGGTGTGGGCGTGTGTGCGGCTGCTGGCTGACTCGGTTTCTATGATGCCGCTTAGCGCGTACACGATGCGCGGCAGTATTCGGGTGCCGACGCCTGCGCCGCAACTGCTGTTGAAGCCGTCTGCTGATGCGACGATGTCTGAGTGGGTTTACATGCTCATGGCGTCGCTGTTGCTCCGCGGCAATGGGTATGGGCGGATTGTGCGGCGGGATTCTCTGGGGTATCCGATCCAGATTGAGCTTCTTCACCCTGATTGTGTGTCGGTTACGACGGATTCTCAGACTGGTTCGCTCGTTTATCGGGTCAATGGGGAGCCGTTGAAGCCTGAGGACGTGTTCCATGTGCGGGCGTTCCGTATGCCTGGGTCGCGTCTGGGGTTGTCTCCGATCGCGTATGCGGCAAGGTCGATCAACACGGACTCGGCTGCGGCTGACTTTGGGCTTGGTTTCTTCCGTGATGGGGCGCATCCTTCGGCGATTCTGTCGTCTGACGCGAACTTTACGCAGGAGCAGACGAAGACGATCAAGGAACGGTTTGTGGCGGCGATCAACGGCCGCGAGCCGGCCGTGCTGTCGGGTGGGCTCAAGTATGAGCAGGTGCAGGTTTCGCCCGACGAGTCGCAGTTCCTTGACACCCAGAAGTATGGGGTTGCGCAGATTGCCCGGATCTTTGGTGTGCCGCCTGAGCTGATCGCTGGCGAGGCCGGTAACTCGATGACGTATGCGAATGTTGAGCAGCGTGGTATCGACTTCCTGACGTACAGCGTCCAGCCGTGGCTTACCAGGCTCGAGTCGACGTTGGCGACGTTGCTGCCGGGTCAACGCCACGTCCGGTTCGACACGTCGGTCCTGACCCGCACGGACTTCTCGACGTTGATGACTGCTACCAGCGTCGGTATTGCGTCGAAGCAGATGACTGTGGATGAGGCGCGCGCGAAGCGTGATGAGCCTCCCTTGACGGATGAGCAGAAGACCGACCTGGCCTTGGTGCCGATGGATGTGTCCGCATCCGGCAAGCCGAAGTTACTACCTCCCGCCGCGCCGGCGCCTGAAGGAGAACCCGCATGAGTCCTGTTGAGCGCCGCATGGCGGCCACCATCCTTGAGGTGCGTGACGACGACGGAGAGGGCATCACCCTGTCTGGGTATGCGTCGACGTTCGATGACCCGTATGACATGGGTTGGTACACGGAGACCGTAGCAGCGGGCGCGTTCAAGCGGACCCTCGGCAGGAAGCCTGACGTTCGACTGCTCTTGAACCACGGCGGCCTTCCTCTCGCGCGCACCACATCCAAGACGCTAACGCTGGACACCGACGCCAAGGGCCTACGCGTGTCCGCGAACCTCGACCCGTCCGACCCCGATGTTGCGGCGATGATCCCGAAGATGAAGCGGGGCGACCTGAACCAGATGTCGTTTGCATTCCGCGTCGACTCCGACATGTGGGAAGACGACTTCTCTAAGCGGACCCTGCGCGACCTGGACCTAGACAACGGCGATGTGTCCGTTGTGACGTACCCGGCGAACCCCAACGCGACCGTTGGGCTCCGCGCTGCCGGCGTGACGGTGGAACCGATCACGTCGGCCCTGTCCCTGCTTGAGTCCCGCGGCGCATCTGACGCTGAGGTTGTCGCTGTCCTGACCCGCGCACTCGCCCACTTCCGCGGCGACTCTCCCACCCTCGAGGCCGTCGAGGAGACCCCCGAACTCGAGCAGGAAGACGAGCGTGCCGCGCTCGCTGAGCTCGAAGAGCGCTTGCGCATCGCGCGGTCGCTCTAGCTCCACAACAGCGCAACCTGTCGTCCCGGCCTCACGTCCCCGGCTTCGAACCCCGGCCTCGTGTCCCCGCCTCGGCTCCGTGCGGTGTGTCCACCCCACCCACTCAGTAGGAGTAATCCACCATGTCTGTTCTTTCAGACCTGATTGAGAGCCGCAAGGCCCTCAAGTCCGAGATCGAGGCTGCGGCCAAGGTCACGGACGACGCCGGAGCGATCCGGTCCATGACCGAGGACGAGACCGCGGCGTTTGACGCCAAGGTCGCCAACCTCAAGGCCCTCGACGCCCGCATCAGCGAGCTTCAGGACGCGGAGACCCGTGAGGCCGCCGCGAACGCCCATCACGTCGAGGTCGGCACCGCCAAGACCGAGACCCGCGCCACCGTCACCGCCGAGCCCAACCCGGTCTACAGGCAGGACGACCACTCTGTGTCGTTCTTCCGCGACCTGGCGATGCACCAACTGAACCGTTCGGTCGGGAACTTCTCCCTGGCCGAGTCCCGCGACCGCCTTGCGCGTTCGCAGGAGACCCGCGCCGGAGACCTCACCACGGTTGCTGGTGCTGGTGGCGAGTTCGCTCCCCCGCTGTGGCAGGTCGAGAACTTCGCTGCGCTGGCTCGCGCCGGCCGCGTGACCGCGGATCTGGTCAACCACGAGGTTCTGCCTTCTGGTGTGTCTTCGGTGAACCTGCCGAAGGTGTCCAGTGGTGTGACCGTGGCTGTTCAGCAGACCCAGAACTCGGCTCTGTCTGACACCGCCATGACCACCACGTCGGTCTCCACGGGTATCACGACCGTTGGTGGCAAGCAGATCGTGTCGATGCAGCTCCTCCAGCAGTCCGGCATCCCGTTCGACCGGGTCATCCTCCAGGACCTCGCCAAGGCTTACGCGGTGCAGGTCGACACGCAGGTGCTGTACGGCACCAACGCCAACGGTCAGGTTCGTGGCCTGGTCGGGTTCGCCACCAACAACGCGTTCACGACCGCTTCTCCGGCGCCCGCGTCGGTGACGAACGCGAACTCGCTGTACTACGTCACCCAGAAGGCCGCCGCGGCGATTGCGACGACCATCTTCGAGCCGGCCGACGCCATCGTCATGCACCCCGCCCGTTGGGCGTGGATCGCTGGCTCGGTTGACACCGCGGGTCGTCCGTTCGTTGTTCCGAACGGGCAGAACTTCAACCCGCTTGGTCTCGATGACGGCAAGGTTGCACAGGGCGCGGTCGGCACGTTCGCCGGCCTCCCGGTGTTCACCGACCCGAACATCTCGACCACGGCCAACTCGGCCACGAACCAGGACGAGATCTACGTCGTGCGTCGTGACCAGCTCTGGCTGTACGAGTCGCCGGTTCAGCAGGCGTCGTTCGACGCGACCTACGCGGACAACGCGTCGGTGCTGTTCAGGATCCTCGGCTACATCGGGTTCATCCCCAACCGGTACACGGGCTCGGTCCAGAGCATCCGCGGTACTGGCCTGATCGCTCCCTGATCGGTCAGCTAGTCAGCCCCTCCTGATCCGAGGGGTTAGGGAGCCCGCGCGTCCTCTCGCGCGCGGGCTCCCGCATCCCGAGAGGAAAGAGATGCAATATCCCAACTGGTTCGCGTGCTACGCGGACGACTTCTTCGCCCGGCATCTGTCGCATCTGGCGGGCGTGCCTGGTCTGCGGTTCCTACAGATCGGCGCGTTTACGGGCGATGCGTCTGTGTGGCTGCTCGAGAACATCCTGACCGGCGCCGACTCAGTGCTCGTCGACGTCGACACGTGGGAAGGCTCAGACGAGCCGGAACACGAGCCGTTCGACTGGGACGACGTCGAGGCTGCGTACACCCTCGCCACGCTAGACGCCGCAGTTGCCGGCCGCTGCGTCCAAGTCAAGTCAGATAGCTTCGACTATCTCCAGCGCTGCCACATCGACGCGCCGCGCTTCGACTTCATCTACGTCGACGGCGACCACACCGCAGTGGGCGTCCTCTCTGACGCAGTCCGCGCATTCGGCCTTCTCAAGCCGGGTGGCATCCTCGCGTTCGACGACTACCAGTGGCAGCCGTACCCCGACGCCCCCGCACACCTCGCACCCGGCATGGCGATCGACACATTCACGGCCTGCTACCAAGACCGCCTCGACATCCTCGAAGCCGGCCTACAAGTCTGGGTGAAGAAGCGATGAGGTCGCGGGACAAGGTCGCTATCGGTTGGCTCGACCCCGGCCAGGTCGACGGCATGTTCATGCTGTCCGTGATGAACGTCTACGGCGAACGCCGTGACCGCATCGAAGGACTACTGCGGGTCAACGCTGGCGGGCTCCTGTCGCGTGGCCGTAACGAACTGGTCGCCAACTTCCTCGAGCACACCGATTCCGCGTGGCTGTTGATGATCGACTCGGACGAACAGCTCGGACTGGACACGTTTGACAAGTTGATTGCGACGGTGCATGACAAGGAACGGCCGATCGTCGCGGGCCTCTACTTCGGTGCGTGGCCTGGCGAGTATTACCCGACCGCGTGCCCTCTGATCTTCAAGGCTGTTCCGGGCTCCACCCGGTTCCTGCCCATCACCGACTATCCGCCCGACGCCGTGATTGAGGTCGACTCGGCGGGGACGGGTTGTCTGCTTGTGCATCGCAGCGTGTTTGAGGCGTTTCAGAAGGAGGCGACGGCGCATGAAGGTACGTCGTGGTGTTGGTTCCGTGACATGCCGGTGAACGGTGATTGGTTCTCTGAGGATCACTACTTCTGTGCGCGGGCGAAGGAGCTCGGTTACACGCTCCACGCCCATACGGGTGCGACGTTGCCGCATCACAAGTCGTTCTGGTTGTCGGAGAAGCACCATCGGCCCACCTCGAGCAAGCCCGCTGAGAACACGATGAATCCCCGCGTGGGGATGGAGAGGCGCTGACGATGCCGCTCACTCCGATCGTTAACCGGGATACTGAGGTCAAGCCGTTCCTGAAGATCACCCAGACGGACACCGACACCCTGTTGGACGGGTTCATTGCCACCGCTTCGCAAATGATCGTGAACCGTGTCGGTCAGGTTGCTGGGTCTCCCACCGTTGACGAGTGGCACGACGGCGGCGGCGACCGGATCGTGTTGCGGAACGCTGGCCCCATCCAGTCCGTTACGACGGTGACCGAGTCCTACGGGACCATCACCTACACCCTGACCCAAGTGACGCTCGACCAGTCTTCGACGAGCAACGCCTACACCTACACGGTTGATCTCAACGATGGCGTGTTGGTGCGGCGTGCGTCTGGGATTGCCGTGCCGTTCGCGTCCGGTGTCCGCAACGTCCACGTCTCTTATGTCGCCGGATATGCGACGACGCCGGCCGACATCAAACACGCATGCCTGCTGCGCATCAAGATCCTGTGGAACGCGGTGCGGGGCAACAAGACAGGCACAGGCCCCGACTCGTTGGCGCTCGAAGCCGAGTATGAGGCGATCCTGGCGCGGTATCAGGTGCCGGGGATTGCCTGATGGCGGTCTCGTATGTGCCGGTGATTATGGCCGCGCTGGTCACACAGGCCACCGCTGCGCTACCGGCCGTCACCGTTTCCTACGGGTGGCGTGACACTGAGGACAACCCCGGCGACTGGCTGATGATCGGCGTGCCGGATCCGTTCGGGTCGGATGCTGCGAACGTGTCGACGTCGACACAGGTGATGGCGACTGCGGGGACACCGCGGTCGCGTGACGAGAACGTGTCGATTCCTTGCCACGCCTACTCGGCGAACGGTGACCGGGACCAGCAGGCGGCGCTCGAGGCTGCTATGGCGACGTTTGAGGCTGCTGCGGCACTAGTTCGCGTCACCCCCGACCTCGGCATCTCCCACAGCCAGAAGCTCATCCTCCAGGTCTCTGACGTGAACATCTACCTCTCCGACACGGGTGAGGCCGGCGCTGAGGCGCTGGTGGTGTTCACGGTCGCCGCAGATACCCGCATCTAACCCCCTTCCACCCACGCAACACATCACCCCGCGAAAGGGGCACTCCGCTATGCCCACTCTCCGTTACGTCGGCCCCATTGACGAGGTCGACGTTGTTGGCGTCGGCACTTTCAAGCGTGGCGATGAGCTCGAGGTGTCCGACGACCTCGCCTCTGGGCTGCTTGCTCAGGCAGACAACTTCGAGTCCGTGAAGACCACCAAGAAGAAGGAAGCCTGACATGGGCAACTTGCAGGACTGCTCGATCAACGCCAAGCCGGAGTCGGTCTACAAGACTGCGGTGACCCCTGACCGGGCGTATGAGTTCACGGATGAGTCGTTGAAGTGGGAGCCGAACATTGTCCAGGGTGAGGGGCTGCGGGCGGGGTCGTTCGTCGACCGTTCCGGGCGCCGTGTGGTCCCGAACGGGCAGGGTTCCGGGGACATCACGATGGAGATTGTCTCCAAGGGCTTCGGCTACTGGTGGCAGGCGTGCTTGGGTGCGGGTGTTTCGACGCTGGTGTCTGGGTCGACGCAGCAGCAGAACTTCACCTGGGCGAAGCAGCCGTCGTCGCTGACGGTCCAGAAGACCTCGGTGCGCGCTGACGGCACGGTGGATCCGTTCACGTTCAAGGGCTGCATGGTCACGCAGTTCGTGATTACGTTCAACAACGCTGGTCTCGTGACGCTCCAGGTGTCGTTGGACATCGGCGACTTCGACACGGCCACGGGGTTCGCGTCGCTGACCTACCCGACTACCCCGAACCTGTTCCACTTCGGCCAGTGGACGATGGCGACCGGCACGTTCACCGCACCAACGACCACGGCGCTCCCCTCGGCTGCGACACCGTTGACGGGGGTTCGGTCGTTGACGATCACTGGTAACCGGAACCCGGTTGACGACCGCTTCAACGCGCTCGGTACGGGCCGTAAGGATCAGCCGATCGGGACGAAGTTCGACATCACGGGCAGCATGGACGTCGAGTATGTGTCGACTGCTCAGCGTGACAACTTCCTGGCCCAGACGGAGTTCGCGCTGGTTTCTACGGTCACCGCGGGCGCCCTGTCGACGGGCCTGGAGACGCTGTGTGTAGCTCTGCCGGCGTGCAAGATCGACGACGGCGGCACCCCGGAGGCGAACGGCACGGGCCTGATCGTGCAGTCGATCGCGTTCACGGCGTTGGACAACCTGTCTGCCGCTCAGCCGATCTGGGTTAGCACCCGCACCGCCGACGCCGCTATCTGATGGCTGACGGCGTCGAACTGTCGCCGAAGAGTTTGGCGGATCTGCGGCAGCTCGGGGACGCGTACAAGGGTGCGGATAAGGCGCTTCAGAAGCGGTTGCGGACGGGGTTGCAGGCTGCGGGTAAGCCGTTGGCTGAGCAGGTCATCCGTGAGGGGTCTGCGGATCTCCCTGCACGTGGCGGGTTGCGTGCTCGGATCGCTGCTTCCCGTCCTGGGATCACGGCGGCGCTGGCGGGTCGGAATGTGTCGGTGTCGGTGCGGATCGTGAATAAGCAGAAGGACGCGCTCGGCGCCTACGACTCCGGCACCCTGCGCCACCCCGTGTTCAAGACGGGCCGTTGGGTCGCGCAAGGCATCCCGGCTGATCGTTTCGTTGAAGCGTTCCGCCGGGGCGCACCCGAAGCCACGGACCGCGTCAACGCCGAGATCGGCAAGGCGCTCAGCGAGATCGCGGCAGACGCCGACTAACTAGGAGAACGACATGGCCGCGCAGCGGTTCAAGCTCAAGGGCAAGACGTACAAGATCAACGAGAACCTCGACAAACTCCCGCTGATCGACATCCTGCTGTTCGACGAGCAGGTCGTCGAGGTCGGGCTACACGCCACCTGGGGCGAGGTGCTGATGTGGTCCCAGGAGATCGCAGAGATGGCCGCCGACGCCGAGGGTAGCCACGTCAAGCACCCGCGGATGATGCTGGTGATGACCGCGACCATGTGGGCGTCGCGGCGTCTGGCCGGCGAGAAGGTCGACTACGGCGTGATGGTTGACGAGTTCTCCCTGGCGGACATCGACTGGGTGGAGCAGTCGGTCACGGCCCCAAAAGACCATCGGCGGAAGTCCGCCAAGAAGGCCACCCAGGGTTCCGCTCGGGTCGCGTCTCTGCCCGAGACCAGCGAGGTCGAGTCGGGATCGACGACACCCGCGACCTCGAAGCCGCTGTCCGTGAGCGCGTAGCACACCTGACGTTGCACGTCCCGTCGCTGTCGGTGAACAACGTGTGGGACCTCCCGCTGTGGTCGTGGCGGCAGTACGTCGACTGGCAGGACGAACACGTCGCCCGCTACCGCAAGCTCGCTGAGAAGGGGGTGCTTTGTGTCCACTGCTAGCAGCACTCTCCGGCTGATCTTGATTGGTGAGGACAAGTCTGCGTCGAGGACGATCAAGGGCGTCGGGTCCGAGACCGACAAGTCGTCGAAGAAGATGCAGTCGTTCCACAAGGTCGGCACCGCCGCTGGCGTCGCTCTCGCCGGCGGGCTGCTCCTGGCTGGCAAGGCTGCGGTCGACATGACCAAGAAGGCCGCTGACGACCAGCAGGCAGCGTCGAAGCTGGCCGACACGATCCACAAGACCACGGGTGCGAGCAAGGACCAGACCGACGCAGTCGAGGACTGGATCACAGCGCAGGGCAAGGCGACCGGCATCACCGACGACGAGTTGCGGCCGGCCCTGTCCAAGCTGGTGGTCGCCACCCACAGCGTCGCGAAGGCTCAGCGCCTCGCGAAGCTCGCGCAGGACGTGTCGATCGGCACCGGCAAGGATCTCGGGTCGGTCTCCACGGCGCTGGCGAAGGCGCAGAACGGCAACATCTCTGGCCTGTCCCGTCTGGGCATCGCGACCAAGGACGCGGACGGCAAGACGAAGTCCCTTCACGCGATCACCAAGGACCTGGCCGCCACCTTCGGCGGCGCTGCTGCGAAGAACGCCGAGACCGCGGCCGGCAAGCAGAAGATCATGACCACGCAGATGGGTGAGCTGCAAGAGCAGATCGGCGCCGGACTGCTGCCCGTCATGAGCAAGCTGGTCGACGTCGGGCTCAAGGTCGTCGACTGGATCAGTAACAACACCAGGCTTGCCGGGATCATGGTCGGCGTCGTGGGCGGCCTCGTCGGTCTCGTCTGGGCTGTGTCGGCTGCGATCAAGGTGTGGGCTGCGGTCACCAAACTCATGGCCGCTTATCAGACGATCCTCAACGCAGAGTTGACTCTGAACCCGATCGGGCTCGTTGTGATCGCGATTGCGGCCCTGGTCTTTGCGCTGATAATCGCTTACAAGAAGTCCGAGACATTCCGCAACATTGTGAACGGCGCCCTGCATGGTGTCCTGAATGTGGCGCAGGCTGTTGCGGGGTTCTTCACGAACAAGGTCCCGGCTGCGTTCCATAAGGTCGTTTCGGCGGCTGGGAATGTGTTGGGTTGGGTGAAGGGCAACTGGCCGAAGATCCTGGCTGTGCTGACTGGCCCGTTCGGGCTTGCGGTGCTGGCGATCGCGCGGAACTGGGACCGAATCAAGGCGGGCGCGTCGAATGCTGTGGGGTTCCTGAAGGCGAAGTTTGGTGACTTCCTCGACTTCATTCGTAGCATCCCTGGCCGTATCGCGGACATGGCTGGCCGGTTCGCGGATGCTGGGAAGTCGTTGGGGTCGCACATTATCAGTGGTCTGTTCGCTGGGTTGAAGGCTATTGGCGGGTTCGCTGGCGACCTGGCTGGCGCTATCAAGGGTGCCGTGAACTCCGCGCTGCACCTGCCGTTTACGATCCACGGCCCCGGCCCACTCCCCGACTTCACGATCCCTGCGTTCGCTAAGGGCGGCATCGTTACGGGGCCGACTATTGGTCTGATCGGTGAGGCCGGTCCGGAGGCTGTGATCCCGTTGGGGCGCGGTGGGCATGGGCTGGGTTCCACGATCAACGTGAATGTGAATGTTTCGCCGACTGCTGACAAGCGGGCGATTGGTAAGGAGATCGTGGCTGCGATCAACGCTTACCAGCGGATTGACCTTGGGGTGTTGGCGTGACTGTCCCTACCCGACAGATCCTGTTGGATAACTTTGCGGGCGCGTTCCCTTTCGACATTACGCAGTATGTGCGGATTGAGGATGGGATCAAGTTTGGGCGTGGTCGTGCGGATGAGTTTGCGCAGGCCGGTCCTGGGGCTCTGTCGATGACGGTCGATAACACTGATGGCCGGTTCACACTTGGGTCAGCTACATACAGTATCGGCCTGAATCAGCAGGTTCGGGTGTTGGTGAATGGTGTTGCGAAGTGGACTGGGTTTGTTCAGTCGTGGCCGGTGTCGTGGCCGACGGGTGGGCAGGAGTATTCGGTTGTTCAGGTGACGGCGGTTGATGCGTTTTCGAAGTTGTCGAAGACGACGTTGAGGTCGGCGCTTGAGGAAGATGTGTTGAAGGATAATCCGACTGCGACGTATCCGTTGTCGGAGGAGGCTGCGGCTACTACGGCGCATGATGGTTCGGGTAACGGTATGCCTGCGTTGGCTATCGCGGGCACGGGGACGCCGTTCGTGTTCGGTTCGGGTACGGGTCCGTTGGATGGCCTGACGTGTGCGTCGTTCCTTGGCGGCACGTTCCTACGCAACAGCATCCCGGCGGTGTACCTCGCGTCGGGTGCGACGGCGTGGTCGCAGGAACTCTACTTCGCCACCACCCAAGTCCCCGGCGGCACGGGCGCTCACATGCTCATCATCGACCCCGGCAGCGCGATCGCGGCTAACTCGGTGTTCCTTGCGCTCTCGACTGGCGGGAAGCTGATCGGTGGCGGTACTGCTGGGGGCGGCACGTTCAGCATTGTCTCGGCGGCCTCGGTGAATGACGGACTGGTTCACAGTGCCCAGATGGCTCTGTCTGGTGGCACTGTGACCCTGTACCTCGACGGGGTCAGCGTGGGGACGTCGGGCGGCGTCGCAGCGATGTCGGAGGACCTGACCCGGTTCAGCGTCGCACCCTCGGATCTGGCGCTGACGGGTTCCCCGACGGTTCCGTTCGTCGGCACCGTCGCACACGCAGGCATCTACCCCGCCGCACTCTCCGCGGCCCGCGCGGCTGTCCATGCTGACGCACGCAACGACCACCCGCTCGAAACCCCCGCAGCCCGCATCGCACGAGTCGCCGGCTACTGCGGCGTCCCAGTCGGCACCCTCGACACCGCGGGCAACACCACCCTCGGACTCGCCAACCAAAACGGCCGCAACGCCCTCGACATCCTCAACGAAACAGCAGACGCATCCCTCGGATTCGTCATGCTCAACGGCAACGGCCAAGTCATCAACGCCACCGGCTACACCGTTGTTGGTGACATCACCGCCGACTCAATCCTCGACGCCGTCTACGCCTCCACAGACACCGCCGTCGAAGCCGACATGGCGTTCGTTATCAACGAAGCGACCGGCGGGAACACGACGACAGAGAACACGTACACGGCCCGCAACGCCTTCTCCATCGGCGTCCACGGCCTCTACCACCAGGACTTCACCTGGAACGTCTCCACTGACGCGCAGGCAACGGACCGAACCAACTGGGTTGTGAACGTCAACGCCGGCCCTTCCACCCGGTTCCCGTCACTCACGTTCGACGTCCTCACGATGGACGCCGGACCCACCGCCCAAGCCGCAGCCCTCGACATCTCGGCGTTCCTCCACGTCACCGGCCTCCCCTCACAGGTGTCCGGGATCGCTGACCTCATCGTGCAAGGCATCACCTGGACCCTCTCGGCTGACTCATACGACATCGAAGTGAACTGCACAAAACACGTCAACTATGCCGCGTGGATCCTGGGCGATGCCGTCTGGGGAGTCCTCGGCTCCACCACAAAGCTTTACGCGGCATAGGGGGAACGATGCGCGACGCACGGCATACGACGGGTCTGTTGAAGCGGCAGGGTGATTGGCCGGTCAAGAGGCTCGCCGAAGCCGCACCGAGGCTCCACCCTTCCGCTGATCCCGAGGTGGCTGCGATCCTGAACCCGGACGCGAAGACTGGCGGCGACTCCGTCTACGCCCGCGCCGACCACGGCCGCTGGATCGTGGACTGCCCCGACTGTCGCGGCGCACAACTCACCCACCACGAAGACCCCCGCTTCCTGTGCGTCGACTGCGCCAACGTCGGCAACCAGGGCCGCTACCGCCCCGTCACCTGGCCCAAGGAACACGCCAAGATCGGGGCACTCCTCGACGCCCGCGTCGATGTGAGCCTCCGCAACTGGGCGCCCCCGGAGACGGTCGCGGACCTGCGCCGCGAGAACGACATCCTCGACGGACTGCCGACGCCCGCGCATGTCGAGCAGCCGCCGCGTGATCTCATCCGCGACCCCGCCGGAACCGCACAGGCGTGGCGCGACTACAAGGCCGCCGAAGCCAGGTACGCGACCTGGACCATCGAACAGCACTCGGACCCGACACCCGCGATGCTCGCTGACGTCGCGCTAATCAACGGCTACCAGGCCGCCGCCGCACGCACAATCATGGAACGCGACGGTGAACTGTGAGCCTCAACACCGCTGCCGCGACCTGGGTTGCTGGCACCGTCGTCTCCGCTGCGCAGCTCAACCTCGAGATCCGCGACGCCATCAACGGTCTCCAGGCCGCCTGGACCGCCTACACCCCGACGCTGACCGGGATCACGCTGGGCAACGGGACGCTGGCCTTCGCGTTCACCCGCACCGGCAAGACCGTGAACGTGCGCGGCAACTTCGTCGCCGGGTCGACGACCACCTACAGCGCGGCCACCCTCGGGTTCTCCATGCCGGTCACGCCCCACGCCGCCTACACGGCAGCCGGTGCCGCTGCCGTCGGGTCCGCGTGGATCAGCCCTACCGGCGCGACCCGGACGGGCGGCATCGCGTTCATCCCCGTCACGGCCGTCTTCAACTTCCTGAGCGGCACGCCCGCAAACGGGATTGTCACGAACCTCGTCCCCGGCACCTGGACGACCTCCTCCGTCCTCACCTTCACCGCGACCTACGAAGCAGCCTGATGAACTCCGACCAAGCCACCGTCGGCGCCTTCGTCATCACCGCCCTCGTCGCCACCGCAGCCGCCGCACGCTGGCTGTTCCCCAGGTTGGCACGGTTCTTCCGGTCCCTAGACCGCATGTTCGAAACCATCAACGGGCGCCCCGCAGAAGTCGACAAAGCCGGCCGCGAAGTGTCGCCGTCGGTGCCGTCCCTGTCTGTGCAGATGGCGGACCTGAAAGCCGAGATCGGCGAACGGAAGCTGATGGAACGGCGCCTGACCGATGTTGAGGGTCGTGTGACTGCGCTCGAGTCGGGGAGTCAGGTGGAGCGGATTGTTACGAAGGTTGAGTCGGCGCAGGCGTGGCGTGCTGTTGAAGCGATCGCCAACCAACCCGGCACCGCGATTCAGGAGGGCGACAAGTGAGCCGCCTGAGCCGCACCGCTCGTTGGTCTATCGCCTGGATTCTCTGGATCGCAGCGTTCTTCGCCCTCGAGCTCACGGCCATCCGCGACACCCGCAAGGGTGACACGTTTTCGGAGAAGACCCGCATCTGGTATCACACCGGCTCTACTGCCGGCCGGTGGGCGTTCATCGTCTCCCTCGGCACTCTCTTCGCCTGGTACGCGAACCACATCCTCCACTGACCCCTGCACTACGACCTCGCCACCACGGCGGGGCCTCCGTCATGCCCCAAGGAGGCACCCAACACAATGGCCCGCTACCCAGACGCACGCTGGCGCCCCGTCACCCGATACCTCGAGGGCGGCTCATCCGCCCAAGCAATGTCTCGCTACGACGGCGGCATCGACCACACCTACGTCGGCTCCCCCTCACACGACCGCGCCTTCGCCGGGTTCAACACGTCTGGCACCCCCACCCCACACTTCATGTTCTTCCTCGACGGCTCAGTCGTCCAATACATCGACACCCGCTTCCGTTCCTCGGCTTGTCTCGACGGCAACCATCGCCTCATCACCTGGGAAACCGAAGATGGGTTCCCCGACGAGTGGACCGCAGGGCAGGCGCCGAAGGACAACCCCAAGGTCGTCGCGGCGAAGGCGAAGTTCCTGGTGTGGCTGAACACGACGCACGGGATCCCGCTTGCCCGGATGCCGTCGTCTAAGTCGACGTCACGCGGCATGGGCTGGCACCGCCTCGGTATCGACGGGAACTTCGAGCAGGCCCCCGGCCAGTTGCTCGGTGGCCGCGTCGATGGTGGTGAGCATTGGTCGACGTCGTTCGGGAAGACCTGTCCGACGTCGCGGCGTATCCGTCAGCTCGTTGAGGAGACGTTGCCGGCTGCGGTCGAGCTCTCGAAGCCTGTCCCGAAGCCT